GATAGTATTGCTGCAAATCGGGGAAATACTTTAATTGTTACCACAAAGGATATTGTAGATATTTTTGGTACTCTAATTCCAGCATATAGTATTCTTCAGTTGGACGGAAACACTAATATTGTCGCACAATGTCAACTCTTGAATGGGGATGTGAAAATTCCAAATGATTATACTTTGGATGACTTTGTAGCACCTGAAGATGAAGTTTTGGACTTTGATGTTATCCTTGTATCAACTCAAGCACAGTTGAACTTCTACTACGATACGATTGATAACACCACAAGTGCAAAATCTAAAGATGATAACTATTCATCTTGTCTTGTGGGTTACGGTCTTTTGGACTATGAAACTGGAAAAACGAATCTTGTTGATTGGACCGTAAAGGATATGGATCGCCCTCTCTCCTACTTGAGTGGTGTAACGATTCCTAAAGATATTCCAAGTATGAATTTTATCGTTACTGACTATCTTTCCACTATAAAAAATGTCAGAGAAGAAACTACTCCTATTATTAACAACGGTGGAAGTAATAAAGCAATTTGGAAAGCATTTTGTCTTGATATTACACAACTTGAATTGTGTGGAAAGTTTCCAGAAATGCAAGTTGTTTCTTTTCTTGACAACCTTAGTAAGCAAATTAAAATTGCTTCTGATTGTAATGTGGAAGAATATTGGAATAATAGATTTTTTAGTGTCAAGAAATCAAAAGTTTCTTCTAAAATTGGCACAAAACTTGATTCATTCAGGAAGTTTGTTTGTTCTCCAAAGTCAAGTTGGACTCAACTATATTTCACTGCGGAAGATTGGATTCTTTGGGAACTGTTTTCTGTGAATAGGGATGATGTAAGAGATGTTCAAGATCACCGTCTTTATGGTCACGGGGGTTCTGATATTCTTGGTGGGAAAGATAGGGCAGATTCTGCACATCAGGCACTTAATTACTTGAGAATTATGCTTTTGTTTGGAATTTCTATCAACTTTAGTCGTCGTTTTAGTGCTATTGAAGCATTTGAATGGGCAGCAGAAAATATTGCTGCAAAATGTGCTGCTATTGACCAAATTGATCGTCTTGACATTCTTTCTGATAAGAAAGTAAAGTTGGCACTAAAGTCCTACATTTATTCTTGATGAACAAAACATTTCTTAAGTGGGCAGGCAATAAAACAAGGGTTCTGCCCCATCTTATCCCACATATTGGCAATCCAAAGCGTTATTGTGAACCCTTTGGTGGTAGTCTTGCTGTAGCATTGAATACTTCAGCAGAGCAATACATTCTTAATGATGTGAATAAAGATTTGGTAGCAATCTATCAAAATTTGGTGAACGTGAATGATGATAACTTCATTCAGTATTGTGAAGAACTGTTCACTTCAGAGAACAATACAAAGGAATCTTATTTAGAGTTGCGTAAGCACTTCAATCAAGCAACCAATGTACAAGAACGTGCAAGATTATTCATCTATTTGAATCGCCATTGCTTTAATGGACTCTCACGATACAATAAAAAAGGAGAATTTAATGTTCCTTTTGGCAAATATGACAAACCATCTTGTCCATCGGAAGATATGATGAACTTTAGGATGTATTTTCTCACCAAACAACTGGTAAGATTTACATCACTCTCATTTGAGGATTCATCTTTATATGAAGACTTGGAAGTGGGGGATGTTGTGTACTTTGACCCACCATATGTTCCTGCATCTGATACAGCAAACTTTACAAGTTATGCGACTGATGGTTTCACTCATGATCAACAGGTTCAGTTAGCACAACTGGCAGAATCTCTTGCTGCTAAGGGGATTAAAGTGATTGTGTCTAATCATAATACACCAGTCACACAAGAACTCTATAAAAATGCTACACTCTATCCGATTCAGGTGTCTAGAACTATTGCTGCCAAAGGTAGTAGTAGGAAAAAAGCAAGTGAACTGATTGCTGTTTACTAAATAATGATGCTTATTCGTGGTTGTTTAAGCGGAAAGGGTCTTTCAGACCCTTTTCTTATATAAATACATATAACCACGGATAAAGCAGATGGAATACTATACTTACGCTTATTTGCGTGAAGACGGAACACCTTATTATATTGGTAAGGGGAAAGGTGATAGGGCATATAAAAAAGGTAATAGGGTTTTTTCTCCACCACCAAAGAATAGAATAATTTTACTTAAACAAAATCTAACAGAAGAAGAAGCATTTAGGCACGAAATCTATATGATTGGTGTGTTTGGTAGAAAAGATTTGGGGACAGGAATTCTTCACAATAAAACTAATGGTGGAGATGGAGTTTCTGGTGCTAAACTTCCAAAAACTGAGGAGCATAAAAATAAAATATCTAATTCTCATATTGGGAAGAAAAGAAAACCATTTGATGATGAATGGAAGAAAAAGATAATAAAAAATTTAACTAACAGATATGAAAAAGGTCATACAAGTTTTGTTGGTGATAAAAATGGAATGTCAAAAACTTGGAAAATAACATTTGTTGATGGGAGAAAAATTATTAGAACTGGTTTAGCGTTGTGGGCGAAAGAAAATGAATATACTAAAGCAGCAATTTATAGAGTAGCAAGTAAAAAAGCAAATAAACATAAAGATATTGTGGCAGTTGAGGAAGTGGCACAGGAGACCTTGTAGGATGCCCTGGATGCCCTATAATAACAAGGTATTCAACAAAACACCTTAAATGTCTACAAGAGGGCGAGTGGGTTTGGAACTTGCTGATGGAAGTATCCTCAGCATTTATAGTCATTACGATAATTATCCAGAGTGGGCGGGACGTATTCTTCGCACCCATTATAATACCCGTGAAAAAGTTTCTTCCTTGATTGATGGTGGCGATGTAAGTTGTCTTTGGACTGACGACCGCTGGGATAATAGTGGCGATGGTTCTTATGGACCAAATCATTATGCCTATCGTGGTGATAATTGCCCTCCTCGTCTTGATGCTGACCTGTGCGAGTTTCTTCTTCCCGATAACAGCGAAGAGTTCGCATATGTCTTCCGCAACGGCGAGTGGGTGTGCTATAATATGAATCAGTTTGATGACACCAAACTTCCCGAAATCGTTGAAATCCCCTCTGGAGCACTTGCTGTTTAATCTATGAAAACTTCTACTGCTATTGGTGTTGTTTCTGTTGCTATTGTTCTTGTAACTGCCAGCATCTTATTTGAGGCGTGGTTACTTGGACTTATTTTGTCTTGGTTTAATGTATTCTTGACGTTCTGGCAGAATCTTGCTATTGTGGTTCTTGCTAATATGATTTTCAAAAACTCTGGGAGTTCTAAATGAAACCTGATAACACTGTCCGCAATTTTGGCATCATCGGTGTGTCCTTCCTTCTCTCGCTGATGATTATCAACGCAGTGGTTGGTCCTCTCTATAATGTGTGGGCACAATCTCTGCAAGGTAAAGCAGAACTACAGAAGGCGGAATTCACGAGACAGGTAGCAGTTCTAGAAGCACAAGCAAAGAAAGATAGTGCTCAACAACTTGCTGATGCTGAGGTGATTCGTGCTCAAGGTGTTGCAAAGGCAAACCAAATCATTGGTGATAGTCTGAAAGATAACCGTGAGTATCTTCAGTATTTGTATATCACTGGACTGGAAGATGGTAGTAAGAATGGTAATGTGACCATTTATGTTCCGACTGAAAATGGTCTTCCCGTGCCAACTCTGCAAATGAACAAATGAATAGAAATCGCAAGTATGTCGTCGCTGGACTGATTGGTTTTGCTGCCATTCTTGGTTGGAATGTCTTTCTAATTCAGCGTGATGAAAGGATGTATGATGCCTACTATCGCACAAAAGCGATAGAGAATCTTCAGAAACCACCATCTGCAGAGATTCGGTGATTTACTTTCTCATCATCTCTGCAGGATTTGGATGGTGCTTTACTGTTCTATTCTCTAAACATTTCGATTATCTGGGTAAAACAAATGATTCCTCAACGCCTTCGAGAACTGATTATGAACGCTGAACGTGAAAAAGTTGCCCGTGATTTTTGGGATGAAATTGAACGAGAAGCAGCACGTTTAGAAATTCCTGTTGACTATTATCTTGCCGAATTTTATTAGTCATGACATTTGCTTTGGGTATTCTTATTGGTATTCTAGTTACAGTTGGAACAGCGATTGTCGTTGCTTCAGATATTGACAAAGACAACAATCAATTCTAAACTTGAGAGGTAATTTACAAACACAAATGGCACAAAAGTTTCTTTATATTGTCGATCACTACATTCCCTTTCCTTCCAGCGAATATGGCGGACTTTGGAATGTAATCGCTGAAAATGATGATGAATGTTTTGATTTGATTACTGCAGATGATGATGGCAATTTCTATGAGAAGTTCTATAGTAATCTGAGAGAAAACATCCTCAACGCAAGAACTTATGCTCTTGCTGAAGATGTAGAATCCACTGTCGTTGAATCTTTTACCACCTGATGATTGACACATCTTTGAATCGTCTTGAGTTTAATCTCAAGCAACAATATCAAGAACGCATTACTTTTCTTCAACAAAAGATTACTGAACAACAACATGAAATCTTGCGTCTCCAAGAACAAATCAAATACATGTCAAAAGACAGATTTTACGATTGTTGATTTCCCACATTATCCCCCAGAAGGTTACAGTTATGAGTTTGAAGAGTTTAAGCGTGGTGTGGTATCTATATGGTTGCGTTGCCATCGTAAGTTTGATTACAATAATGGTGTCGCAACCAGAAGCATCTGGGGTTTTTGGAAACAAAAAACAAATGAATACTTCGCCCCAGTTAATAGTAAAACCATCGGTGCTTGTGTAAATATCAAGGAAACACGAAATTATACTGCGATGCCTTTGAAACTTTCTCCACTAGAACTTGCATTTGTATGAACTACGAACCACAGGTAAACGACTATGTTGTATGGACAAAGGGTGTTGAAGGGTGGGTTTACTTCAAGGACCAAGAATATATCACTATTGAGCATATTGTTCGTCCAAAAGATGAAGTGAATCTTGAATGTTGCCCTATTCACAAAAATGAACGATTGCTTGTGATTTGTTATGCCAACCAGTGGAAAGAACTAGAATATATTAAGTCACGTCAATCAATTTATGAAGAAGAGAAAAACCTTGTTTCGTCTTGTTGCTAAGTCCCTTGGAGAAAAAGCAAGTAAATGTGATAAAGAGGCGGATAAAATTGCCTTCATTAGACTTGCAATAACACTGCAAATTTTAGTTACAAACTTTTTTATCATCTATGGTGTAATTCGAGTGAATCATTTCCCAATAGATAAGAACCAAAAGGTTGAGGTTGTGATTGATGCTTCTACACTTCCAGAATATCAAACACCAGAAGCAATAAAAACTAATAAATCCTTTGAGTTTGAATAAATACTCAAAAAACAAGAAAAATGCTGACATTTAGAGAGTTCTACAAAATCTGTGAGGGAAAGAAACCAGAAACTCCTCCACATGCAGTTCCTGGAACTGTCAATAGAGATAAAAGTGGTACTCTGACTTATACTCTTCAATCCTATGATGGTCCTACAAAAAAACCAACAAAGAAAGAAATTAAGAAACAAGTGTTAGACCGAAGTGGTGGAAAGAAAGTGGAAAAGCACGCCAAAAAAGTGGCAAAATCAATCAAAAAGATTTCTTGACTCCAACTTGGATCGCCCAAAGTGTCCTAGTAATGTAAGCACGAATGATTTTATGAACTGCTTCGATGACATTCAGATTGAGGAAACTCCAGGATTTGACTTCATTGAACAAGATTTAGTTGAACTCATTGAAGAAGATAATGAGTTCAATATGAATGAATACCTTAACAGCAACTACGATTATTGATTATGAACCTTGATACTTACACTTTTTCTGGTGATGTTGTCACCTTCCTTGGTTTTGTTGGTGTTGTTTCGGCAGGCGTTATTGTTATCACTGCCTTCCGCCGTTTCTTTAATTCTCCTTACAATGTTCGCTATGTAAAACCAAATGCAACTCCCCCCGATAGTAGTGGAAGCGATAGTGCTGATTGCACTTGAACTCTGGTTAATCTTATTTCTTATATCATTAAACAAAAATGACTGAACACATCCCTAACGTCCTTCCTCACATTCAAGAACTGAAAGATACTTGGCGTCGGCAAGATTTCACGTTTACGAAACAGCAACAAGAAGAATACGACTTGTTGCTTGCTACTCGCCGTGAACGTGTCAAACAGTTCTATGCTGAAGGTAGAGTGTTCAAAGGTTCATATAAAGCAAAAGAAGAGGTCTTCTGATACTATGGGTGTGCGGTTGCGAAACTGCACACTCTCTCTTGACTAAATACCTGAAAGGGTTTATAGTCAAGAAAGATGAGAACATTTCAGGAGTTTATGTCTCTTTGCGAAGCATCTGAACCAGATGCTGCTAGACAACTTGGTTGGGGTGGTGGTGCAACCGTTACCCGTCAAGGTGAAGGTGGAAGAATAGGAAGAGAGCGTAAAAAATCAACTCCAGAAAAACGCAGAGTAAAGGCAGTTGGTGGTGGAAAAACCGAACCTGTTGAATACAAACCAAGAAAAGATATTGGGCAACAAAAACAGCGTTCCACCAGAGAACAGCAACCAACACAAGAACGTGGAAGTGCTAGAGAGAGACAACTAGCAGCAGCAAAAGAAGAAAGAAGAAAGGCAGCACAAGCAAGAGCAGCAGCAAAGAAAGGTGGTGAAACTGCTCCAGCAGCAGCAAAACCAAAAGCGAAACAAGTAGCAGCAACAGCATCTAAACTTCTTTCAACTAAGAAACCAGAAACAAAACCTGCTGCTGGATATACTCCACCAAAAGCATCTGGACTTTCAACACAAGAGAGACTTAAAGTTACCCGAAAAGGTGAGCAAAAACTCAGAGATTTGGTTCTTCAAGCAACTGGCAAAAAGTCTGAAAAAGAATTGAAGCATCGTTACACTTCTCGCTGATATCTACTTGGATCGTCCAAAGTGTCCTAGTAGTATGACTGACTCCTTCGCTATGGACCGAATTGAAATCCAACGCAAACTCTATGATGCTCGCAACGAGTATCTGAAGGCAAAGAAGTCTCTGGAGTTTTGGAAACGTGAAATCTCCTTTCTGAAAGAGTGTGAAGACAATCTCAAAAAAGGTCGCACTGGAGATTGGTTGTTTAATGAAATGTTCGGAGATACTCCACTTGCTGAAGAAGTTTACGGCGGTTGATTAAACCTCACCAGCACGCTTAGATTGACCTCTAAGCGTGCTATTCTTGTCTCTAGATACCAAACCACTGAAAACAATGAGTTACGTTCAAATCCCTGATTTTGTCTTCGACAGCATCATTAAGAACCTCCAGCAAGGTTATGATGTGTGTGTTGGAGTTGATTATTCCTCTGATGAAACTGAGAAGAGACCAGAGTATGCAACTGGTTACAGTCGTGCTACAATGAGAGGTGTGATTGAGCAACTGAAATACTACAAACGCCAAGCATCATAAACTTGGATCGCCCAAAGTGTCCTAATACTAGATGATGATACCAATGCAATTTCCACCTCTTCGTCCTCATCAAGAACGAGGCACTGCTGCTATGGCAGAGTATAACAAAGGGCAGATTATTGTGCCTACTGGTGGTGGCAAGACTCTGAAGATGATTTATGATGCTCTGCGAGAGTTGCAGTCTAAAACTCCACAGACTATTGTTGTTGTTGCTCCTCGCATCTTGCTTGCTGAGCAACTCTCTAGCGAGTTTCTGGAGTTCATCACTAACGCCGAAGTCTTCCACGTTCACAGTGGCGAAACTCATCACGAGTCTTCTACTCGCCCCCGTGAGATTCGCAACTGGGTTGATGCTAATGCTGGCAATCACAAACTGATTGTAACCACCTACAATTCTCTGTCACGTCTTCAGGTAGCAGAGATTGATGTGGACACTATCTACTTTGATGAGGCACACAACAGCGTTCAGCGTCACTTTTTCCCTGCAACTGAACACTTCTCCGCTAACGCACGTCGCTGCTACTTCTTCACTGCCACCCCCAAACATTCTCTGGCAGTGGGTAAACCAGGGATGAATGATGCTGCGGTTTATGGTCAGGTAATCTGCAAAGTTCCTGCTCCTGAGTTGGTTGAGGGTGGTTACATTGTGCCTCCTAAAGTGATTGTCAAGCAACTTGAGATGGTACAGGGTAAGCAGACTAACTTCGATCGTGATGCAGAGAATCTTCTGGAAACGATTGACGACAACGAAGTCGGCAAGATTCTGATTTGTGCTAAGGCAACCAAGCAAATCGTGTCTCTGGTGTCTGAAACTGATTTCTGCTTCCAACTAGAGCAACGTGGTTTCTCTTGGATGTACATCACTGCCAAAACTGGTGCTGTTATTGACGGCAAGAAAGTCAACCGAGAGGTGTTCTTTGACACTCTATCTGCTTGGGGCAAAGACAACTCCAAGAAGTTTGTGGTTCTGCACCACTCCATTCTTGCTGAAGGTATCAACGTCAGCGGTTTGGAAGCAGTGCTTTTCCTTCGCAATATGGACTTTATTGGTATCTCCCAGACCATCGGACGTTGCATCCGACTGCATCACGATGATGCCAAAGGTTTGCGGGATGGACGTATTGAACCGGGCAACCTGGAGCAGTATAGCAAATCGTTCGGTCTTGTGTGTATCCCTGTGTACTCCAAGGTTGGTATTGCTACTGCTCGCAGTGTGCAGTCGGTTGTTGACACTATCTTCCAGAAGGGCGAACCTGCCATCTCGGTGGTGAGGCGGTGAGTCTCACCCCAGTCTTACTGAGAATCCAGTCTCCATCAGGGTCGAAACCCTGATTTTTCTGCAATTTCACTGCAGACGACCTAGAACCCATCCATCGCAACAAAAACAACGATTTTTTGGAAAGTGTAATGAAAGAAGGATTTATTGTTGGCAAAGGTAACTACTGTGCGGTTCCCTATGGTAATCAACTGATGATAATCCATGACGGTCAGCAACTCAAAGTGTGTAGGACCGAAGCATCAGCAAGGAAGTTTATTGATGACCACAAAAAAGGTAAGTCAGTGGCAAAACTTCCAATATCATAAACTTGGATCGTCCAAAGTGTCCTAGTAGTGTAAGGAGCACCGTGCTCCACAATTATTCTCAAATGCAAGACAAAATCGCACAGGTTAAAACTTTCGTGAATGAGAACGTTTCTAATGAACTTCTCAAGAATGTAGGTATCTCTACTGCTATTCTGTTTGTTGTGATTGTTGCACAACTTGTAATTCACGAAGTTGTCGCTGTTATTGATGCAATCCCAGTGTTTAATGGTGTTCTTCAACTCATCGGTTTGGTTGCATTTATTAACTTCACACGCAACAATCTTTTGACTGCAGAACAACGAACTGCACTGGTTGGTAAAGTCAAAACCACTTATAATCAAGTCGTTGAGTGAGAGGGTTTATCCCTCTCTTTTTTTATCGGTAACTTGGATCGTCCAAAGTGTCCTAGTGGTATGAGTAAGCAACCGATACAAAGTGTTCTCTCTCATCTCAAAGAGAGACACCTAAATGTAGAACTTCATCGACCAATAGTAGATGAAAAGAATGGAACTGCAACTCTTTTTCTCTATAATGTTTCTGGACAACTTGTAGGGTATCAACAATACAATCCAAGCGGAGATAAAAAAACAAATAATTCTAAAGAAAAGGGTAGATATTATACTTACAAATCAAAACAACTGAATACTGTTGTTCTTTGGGGTGTAGAAAGTCTTTATCAGTCGAATGGAGTTGTTTATTTAACTGAAGGAGTTTATGATGCTGCAAGACTGACTAATCGTGGACAATCTGCACTTGCGACACTAACAAATAATCCCCCAAAAGATTATAGAAATTATCTCAAACTTCTCAATCGACCGATAGTTGTTGTGTGTGACAACGATTCTGCGGGTAGAAAACTTGCAAAATACGGTGATTATGTAGAAGTTGTACCGAGTGAGTATAAAGATCTTGGTGAATCTCCGGAAAGTTATGTAACATATCTTATAGAAAAATACTCCTCCAAAACCAAGTGATAGCAACTTGGATCGTCCAAAGTGTCCTAGTAGTATGACAACCAAGCAAATGCAAAACAAGCACCTAGAGCATCCTGAAGATAAGATTCTGACTGGCAATCTGTCAGTTCTGGATTGGTTTTCTGAGGTAGATTCTACCATCAGTGTTAAGATGGACGGTGCTCCAGCATTAGTTTGGGGCACGAATCCGCAGAATGGTAAGTTTTTTGTTTGCACGAAAGCAGCATTTAACAAGCAAAAGATTCGTCTTTGCTATAATCAAGAAGACATCTTTACTCACTTTGGACATCAACCAAATGTAGCACAGATTCTTCTCTTCTGCCTTGATTTCCTGCCTCGTACTCAACAAGTGCTGCAGGGAGATTTTATTGGTTTTGGGAGTGGTGCAGATACTTTCAAACCCAACACGATTACCTATAAGTTTCCTGCTCCAGTTCGTCAGGATATTATTATCGCACCTCACACAATCTACAGCGGTGCTGATGACATTCGTGAGATGACTGCTGCTCCTTTGATGAACAAACTTATCAGCACCAAACACGTTCTGTTTGTGCAACCTACAGTTGAACTGAATCCTTATCGTGAAGATTTGGAGGATGTGTGTAAGTTTGCCAAGCAAATGAGCACGTTGTGTGAGTTTGTGGGTGCTCGCAAGGCATCACAAATCAAAAAAGAGATTAACTCCTGCATCAAGGAGCAAAGAGTCGTTGATGAGGATGAAATTGCAGAAAAATGTGATTGTGACAAGAACCTGCTGCGTTTGTGGAAGTTGGTTGCATCTATTAAAGCAGATCTGTCCCTGTTTTTTATTCACGAAACTGATGAGATTGAGTGTTTCATTGGTGGTGTTGATTCCTTCCACGAAGGTTATGTGATTGCCAACAAGTTTGGTACTTACAAAGTAATCGACAGGGAAACCTTCTCTCACGCAAACTTCACAATTCAAAAGAGTTGGTAACTTGGATCGTCCAAAGTGTCCTAGTAGTATGAGCAACAACGACAAAATGATTAACCAAATCGCTGAAATGATTGTGGATGCTGCTAATGATCCACGCACAGCAGATAACATCCAAGAAATGCACAAACATCCTCAAGGTGCAGAAACTCTGCGACTGATTGTGCGTGATAATGTAGCAGGTGCTGCTGATGTAGTTGTTAATGCTCTCTGGAACAATCTCTGAAACTAAAATGACAACCACAACTTTTGCTGATTATGTTGCACAGAAAGATGCACAAAACACAATCTATCTTAACATCGTCAAGTATGGTATGATGCTGTGCGATGCTCTCAAGCATGATGCACCCGATAACTACTTCTACGAACTGGATAGTTCTGGACGTAAGTATCACAAAATCTGGATGTATATTGGAGAGCGTCGTGATAGCATCCACGCCTTTATTGACAAGAAAACAGGTTCGGTATTGAAACCTGCATCATGTCGTGGTCCTTTCAAAGACCAAAGATACAATCTACTGCTAATTAAAGACCGTGAGTGGTTGTTTGAAAACGTAGATTGGTGCGGAAAATATCTTTACAAAAAGTAAATTATAGGAGATGACTTACTCTAATCTCTCAAAGATTCGTCCTAAACTTCGTACAACTG